TTCTGTTTATCTTTATTTTTCTTACCTGCCTTGGGATTTCCCTTAGCATACTGTGTTGCTAGCCAAAAAGCGTCAATTGTGTCATCATGTGAACCTTTTGGAAAATCCAGAAGCTCGCCAATAAACTCATGGTGTAGTTTTTTAAGATGAACAGCCCCAGCTTTGAACATTGGTTGTAATCCTTCAAATAATCTATCTTTTTTCTTCTGAGTATACCCTTTGATACCTTGTTCAATACCTGGAACGAAAAGCCCCTCTTTCTTACTACGTTTTTGAACATAATCTCTAAGCATCTCCTGATAGGCGATTGTCTCAATATTTACCCTTCTAACAGGGTTATACCTTTTAAGTATCTCAAAAATCTTGTCAGCACATTCCATTGGGAGGACTCGCTCACGCCAATACTCAATAACATAGTAATCATACTCTGAAGTGACACCAAGAACCATGATGACACTATAATCATTCCTGCTAGCAACAGTTGAAGCGGGATCGACACCAATATATATGTTAACATACTCAGTGTGTCCGTCATCAAATTTAATGTACCAGCTATCTGACGCTTCTTCAAATCTAATATTCCCCCTGTAAAGTGCTTCGTTAATATCTTCCTCAGCAAAAATCTGATCTTCTGGTGATTTTGCTTGATTCATATACTCCTGATAGAACTTAGCAGGAGTGCCACTATCAATGTAAAACTGCTTACGATCTTCTAATTTCGATAATGGCCAGCGAGATGGCCAAATAGATGCACCATCTTCAATTGCTTTTTTGGTGTAGACTTCCCAAGAATATGCTTCCCCACTCTTGCGAGCATCCCTCCAACCCGTAACGAGTCCGTTTAAGAAAGAATCCCAGTGAACGATAGTACCATTACACCAAAGAAAGCCATCCTTATCGAAGTCGATTGCTGGAAACACAGCTGCTGTAACCCAGTTCTTGATTTGCTGTCTTGCATCGGGTGTTTTCGTATTTAGCTCTGACTCGAAGTCATCAAGCACCATTCCTGTAAATCTAGTCGAAAGTTGCTTTTTACCCCTTAAACGCTGATTTGCACCCTTTGCAATCATTCTACAGCCATTTGTGAGGGTAAACTCGGCTTTTGTCCATTTGTTCCCTTGGAGGTCTCCAAAGTAGTAATGTATAGCTGGATTTAGCTCAATATGGCTCATAACCCAGTTTAAGTTATCAATTGCCTGATCTTGTGCTTCTCCAATCCAGGCGATAAATTCAGGCTTATCTTTCTCTGCGAATAAGAAACGATGCAAGATTGCAGTTGATGCCAAGGTAGATTTAGCATGGTCACGTGGTAATACTAGCCCTAACTGCTGTATTTTCTTATTTAAAAGTAACTTCCCCACCTCTACATGAAAATCAGGTGTTGTAGAAGCGAGGAAGTCTTGAGGAGAGAAAAGTTTACCGAATAATATTAAATCATTATGGGCATTGGCAAGAAGCTGCTCATTTTCACTTATATCGCCATGTAGGTTTAAATTAGCCAATTAGTTTCTAATGTGCTCCATTGTCAATGAAATATAGGCATGTATGAGGTCAGTCATATATTTTAGGTCTGCCCACATACAAAACATGAAGTAGACTGTAATAGACATCCATACAAACACTATAAGTTTTCCTAAATCACTCTTCATCGTTTATTGTTATATGTGTACATACACCCTCTTCACAGTCGTAATTTTTAAAATGTCCAATGTGAAAGTGATCTACATTGCAATATTGGGGGCAAAATCCATATCCTACGATTCTAACCATTAAAGTGTCTCCTGTAGTACCAAGCGGATAAGGCTTCGGTTTTTCCCTGTCTACCTCTAGAGCTAAAAAGCCAGCAACTAAACAGAGATATATAGTTGTTATAAGACTCACTTCTTACCAAATACATAAGCTCCTATATTTAAACATCCGAGTATGAATATGAATAATGCACCGCCTATATGCCATAAGTAGAGGTTGTAAAGCCCCACAAACAGGTTGAGTAAACGAGCAGCATCCCTTTTTGTCACTTCAGTTCAAAATGAGGAAAGTCATCGAAGCGGTTGTCTACAACTTGAAAGTCCTGATCCCAGTCACCGCCCCAGCGTAAGTTAATGTTCATCTGACTAGCAACGCCAATAACAAAACCAGCAAACAGTGTTTGCCTCTCTCGATCCTTCCAGTCAACAGGATAGGGCGTAACATCAACAGCGGAAGAAGGCTGACGATTATGTCGCCCATTTGGATACTTTACCTTCGTCTTTCCCTCTTCATACAGCTTATTTTGTCTATCCTTTTCCCTATGACCCTCCAGCACCGAGCAATCAACGTGCTTAATCACTTCATTAAATACTTTTTGCAACTTACTGTCACAAGTATTTAGTCTCTCCTTAGATTTTTTACCGAAATATGGCATTATGCCTCTCCCCTTATGTTACCTTCACCTAAAAATTTTGTTAAATGGTCATCAACATCAAACTCAGAGCTACAATGGGGACACATCCAGCCTATAACATCATCAAAGTCACCAATAAGACCAACTCTTTGAGTAAATTCGCTATTTAAGTGTAATTCCTTGCTACAAATTGGACAAGGATCAACAGTTTCCCTTTTTTTAGTCGTCTGTGGCTTTTTCTGCATGTGCGATGAGTTCTGGTTCTCCATGTTTTTTAACTCCTTCTAGCTGCTCAGGCGAAAAACCCGCCCAAATTGTTACTTGCTCTGATTTTTTCTCTCCAAGGTCAAATAAACCTGCAATCTTTGATAAGCTATCAAGCGACCTAAGTTTTGCATTATCATTTTCAGCTAAATCAGCAATTGTTTTGTATCTCTCAATCAGCCAATTAGGTGTAACACCCTCTTCATTTAGAATTTCTTCTATTTGCTTGTCTATCATTTTTCTAATTGTCTCCGTTTTTAGAAGTTTATCAGTCCGAGCTTTTATATAGTTTGAACTCCTTGCATCTGGATACGCCCTCTTGTAAGCTTCAACAGCACCTAGACCACCAGCAACGTACTTAGCAAACAAAAGCTCTCTAGAATTACGACCTCTTTCATTGAAAGCCCTCTGGCTAACGTTTGTGCCAGAAAATGTGTAAATGTTCTCTGCAATACCATCTTCGCCAAGCATCTCTTTCTTTTTGTCTCTTGCAAGATATGTACCACAAACAGTACGAACACATGTTACAGACCGATTTTTCTCCTTTATTTTTGATTTACGCAGGATTTGACACACAAAGCCATCATCTGTATAAACCCATTCTCCCTCATCTCCGTGACGCCAGTTATGGCGAACAACCCCATCGGGGAAGTATACAGCAAATTCTTGCTCATTGTCATACAGGTAATGTTTTGTGTTTTTTATTTCTTTGAAATCCATGTGGTAATATACATCAGTTTGTGATTAATTTGCAAATTCCTGTAAAATTCCTTATAATATATAATATAATATATAATACATAATATATAATAAAGTTCCTTTATAATAATATATTGCTGTAGAATGTGTGTCAGAAGACACAAAAGTTGAAAATTTTGAAAAATTACATTAGAATGAGTGTGAGGGTTTATTTATCTACCCACCCCCGTTGAAATGTCCTCGTAGGAGGTCGGATTACATTGTTTTTTAGGTTTAATTATAATTTTAGATGAATTTCTCCGCATATTTGAGGAAAGGCAACGCCATTGCATAGCATAAACAAAAACCCCGCCAATACAAGCGGGGTTAATGTTATTATGTACGGATATTGTAATGGCTTATGTTATTGCATGAGTGGCTTTGATTGCCTTATGTGTACGCAACAATATATTACCCATATCTAATACACCTACAATCATAAGTTATCTACTTAACACTAATGATTCTATTTCCACTTTCAACCTATCATTCTCCACTTTCAACTCTTTAGTATCCGCTTTTAACTTGTCCACATATTCCTTTGCATTACCGCTTTGAAATTTGGAGAGTTCCGCTTTTAACTCTTTTATTTGATCTTCAAGGTATTCATTGCTTTCTACTATTTCATCATATAAACCATCGTTTCCATTACTATATTTAATGGTTTGAGTGAGTTGTTCATTCTCCGCTTTTAACTTATCAACTTCATCTACTTCATTTGTATGTAATAACTTTACTTCTTTCAATCTATTCTCTAAAAATAAGATATATAATTCATTTTCCATATTAATTACCTTTCCTTTCTTTTATTATGAATGCATTTAACCGCATTTTTTTACCATCCCTTATAATATACATTTCACCCTTTACATTTAACATTATACCGCATTTACTTACTTCATCATTATATATAGTAGGTTGTTCTTTTATTTTCATTTTATTACCTTTCTTATTTATCATTAATAATTAACATGAGTAATATAATACTATTGACCATATACACAACAATTATTATTTAAATGTAAAATAATTTAAAATAGTTCTTGTTTTTCTCATATGTATGTTTTTACATTACTTTCATTGGATGGGGTATTTATTGGATAGTTGCTCTTTGAAAATAGGGATAATTAAGGAAAGACCGAGGGGAAACTATCTTAATTATGGAAAGTCACTTAATAATAATAAATAAAAGGAATATCATGAATCTATACGATATGTTAGGACAAGATAAAACAAGAAAACCAGCAACCTCTGGAAATGTTTCTTTGGGGAAACAAATAGCAAATGAACTTTATGATGTTTGTAAAGAATATTTGAGAGAAAAATATCCTAATAACTTTATGGATATTAGTGGAACTCAAATTGTTAAGACAAACACTCGGACAAAAAAGAGTGAAGTTCAAACAATAAACGGTGAAAGGTTATTGTTTCCACTTGATGAAAGTGTAGAAGTAACTCATGCGGAAAGTGGCAAAACCTTAACAATGAATAACCCATGTAGCATAAATGAACTAAAGATTTATGCGGAAGGGAAAAATTCACAAGTAGGTGAATATATTCAAATTGGCGGTGTAGTTCATACTTGGAACGGAAAGAAGTTTGCGGAAACAAAAACCAAGTAAATTAGCCAAGTAAAAAAAACAGTAAACCTCCACTAATTAATTTTAGTGGGGGTTTTTTGTTGTTATTATTATTTGATTTTTGCTGTAAATAATTACTAAAAGGAAAGGAAAGGCAAATGGAAATAAATACAACTGATTTTAATGTGAAAGAAGAAATCCTTTTCAATGGTACAGTAAAGTATATCTGTACACCAAAGGAAAGGAAATGCGACCATTGTAATAAACAGAAAAGGTATGACAAACTAAATGCTGTCAAGTTTCCAACAATACAAAACAAAGAAAGATATATGATTGATGCTCTGATTTGTGATGTTTGTTATCCTGAAATAAGAGAGTTGATGAATAATAATCCATATAGATAACAGAAGGGAGTAAAGATGAAAACCAGTGGTAAATGTGTAATATGTAAGCAAGAGATAACACCTGATCCTTATGGTTGGGAAGGTGGATGTAATGCCGAGCCTGTTGCAAGTGGTCAATGTTGTTATAATTGTGATATGAAGGTAGTGCTACCTGCAAGGTTAGCACAATATGGATATAAAGGGAAAGGAGCAGAATAATGCCAGCATCACCAATAAGTAAAGACATAACACTCCCAGATAATTGGGTACACTTACAAAAGACAATGATACCAGACAGCACTACAAGTTCTTATTGGAGTGTATGGTATGATAACACAGGAGTATCTCCTGACAGAGACGAAGAGGAAGGTACAGCTTGGTTAATGTGGTGTCCATTTGGAGATGACCCATCAGTAAATGATAGTTGGGGACATGCAGAAGAAATAGATGAGAGTTGTAGAAATGTACTAACTGCAATTGAGTCTGTATATGGAGTATCATTCCATGATAGTATATGGGTAGAAATGGGAGCTGGAGAAGTATTACCATCTCTCGCAGCTAAGTAATCTCTAACACTCACTTCGACCTGAGTGACAGGAGGATAATGCACACAGTGGAACGGACTTTTTTAAGCTGTGTGTTATACAGTGTAAGGGCAGGTTTTTGGTACTCCCCTGCCTTTACACAAATTTAATAACAACAAAACAAAAGGAAAGGAAAGGCAAAATGAGTAAACAGGGATTAGCATGGAGTAAACTAAATGAGTTCATATCTAAAAATACTGGAATGCATATGCAAGACCTTCCAGACTTTGACATACACAACTGGGTTGAAGATGATATGACAGAAAAAGAAATAGAAGGTATTATACCAGATATGGCATGGGATGTACTTGATAATGCTGGTATGGATAGAAAGACTGTAAATACAATATGTTATGGGGAGGACTGTGATGAGTAAATGGGAAACTGTACAACTCAAAGGAGTAGATATGTTAATATATTTCATGGAGCATTTTGGCATGACACCAGAAGAAGCACTGCAAGAAATGAAAGACCATAATCAAGATACAACAGTTGTTGAGAGGGCTATAGCAATGGCTAAAAAACAGAAAGGAGAATAAAATGGAACTGCAAATACATGGACTGTTTGGAGAAAGAGATACAATAGATGAGGCAACAGAATACTTTGGTGAGGTAATACAGGCAATGCCCAAGGAAGAAAGACTCCCAATATATACAGCCTTCTATGTATTTTGGAATACAATAGCAAGAAACTACACACTAACAGAAAGGGAACAAAATGAAACTAATGACTAAAGAAATAAAAGAGAAAGCACAGAAGCAGTTTGATGATGGCTCTGATATGGAGCAGATGGTAGTAGCTAAATATTTTGATGCTATGGGAGGCTGGAAGTGGTTTCTTATGAATATGGACAAAGATGGAGACTATTGCTGGGGTATAGTGAAAGGACATGCTGTTGAGATGGGTTCATTCAGCATGGCAGAACTGAAGAGTATGCAACCAAGACTACAGCGTGATCTATACTTTGAACCAATGAAGGCTAAAGATGTATGGGAACAGCTAAATAAAGGGGAATGGGTATGAAGATAGCAAGGATAAAAATAGAACTTGAGTATCAGTATGATGATTCAAAAGATGATAACTGGATAGCAAGAGACTTGATGAATATGGAGCTGCCCAGTGATTATGCTGAAGATAGCTTTGAAATAGTTAGCATTGAAAAGGAGGCTGAATGATAATAGCTGATACTCCATATCAAATAGAAAGGAGAATAACATGAATAAGAATGAACCATTACCAACAGATAATACTGGCACTGGTAAACTGGGGAGCATACGAGTATTAACCAAGGCAGAAAAGAAATTAGAAGAAAAATGTGATGAATGTAAAATGAGTATGGCAGACCACACTACTTGTGAATGCTGTCAAGAACCAATGTGTGAGGGTGAAGATACAGTAGATATGCCTGAAGGATGGTATCATCCAGACTGTTACTCAGACGTTTACGGATAAATAAAAAAGGAGAAAATAAATATGAAAGATAAAATATACTGTCGTGGTTGTAAAGCAGAAGAAGAAATGCATAGACCAATAGGTCAGCATTGGTGGGCAAGATATGATGTTTATGGTATATTTACAGGCATATACTGTGATGACTGTTACAATAGTAACGACAGCAGTAAATATCCATATCGTAAAGATAGTTATCAACATCTGTTAGAACATGGTGAACATATTTGGCCAGAAGAAGAGAGGTATTAATATATGAGTAGCCTAAAAGAAATACTGATACTTTGTCAGGAGAATGAGAAAGACTTTAACAAGTATGGAGTAGTGAGCAGGGACAGAGATGTAAACAAGGGATGGATGGAATGCTGTGAGTTCTTTCTCAGGAACTTTGAGTTAACAGAAAAAACAATAACAGAAGAAAGGGAAAAAGATGAATGAAGATAATACGGATGCCATGTGTCATGGATGTAAACAGAGATATAATAATATCTATAAAGGGAAAAGATATTCCAAGTGGACTGTCGGGATGAAAAGAAGTCATCACTGGGAAGAGTGTCAAGCAATACAGGAAAGAGTAGTTATAAACCAACACTCTTATTTTAGGGCTGGAGTGTATCATGGACGTGGTTTTCAAGAGATATTCCACACCAATGATCTGAGTTCACGCCTGATACACGAAATTGCTAACGAACTTGATAGAAGATATGTAAGCGATAAACATGCATACAGTGAGTGTCAGCCAAGATATATTGATAATATAACTACAGCATATCACTCAGATACAATGAAAGGAGTATTGTCACATGAAAACTAAGTGGTTATTTAATACAACTGAAAAACTTGTGGAATTTGTTAAAGGGTTTGAAGAACAGCAAGGTAAGACACTTGATGTAAACTACTTTAAACTTGTAGCTGTGCTCAGAGACAAGAAAGAGAATAGAGCTGTTGACCAGGAGAGTGACAAGTATATTGATAGGGAATTAGGAACAATAGATTCTATAACTGATATGAAAAGAGCGGAAAATATACAGCGACCAATTGAAACAAGGTGGATGACACGAAAACCAACAACAATGACAAAAGAAACAGAAAGGAGAAACAAATGAAGTTAGTAGAGAAACAAAAAGAAAAGCCAAGAACATTAGCTGAGGTTGAAAAGGGATTAAAGTCTGTTGAGAAACATTTAGAAGTAGAGTGTAATCAATGTGATGGCACGGGTAAACCAATAACCAAAACAGGAAAACCTCCTAAAGGTGGTCATGGAGATGCCAGATGTGGTACATGTCATGGGGAGGGAACACTGGGTAAAAGGTTGGACAAGATAGAAACAAACATAGTGGAACTAAGAAGAGAGTTAAGCAGAATAAAGACAGCCTTAGATACTCATATAAATAAACAGTCAGTTGAAATAAGAGTATTGCCTGAAGGTCATGACCCTAATAAGCAGGGTTATAAGGTAAATCCGTCAGAGCATTCAAAATATACTGCTGAACAAATAAAAGAACTAAAATGGAAAAATGGATGGGTAGACTACTCAGGGAAGTTTGACTTGGATGATGATGAGGAAATGAGCATAGTAATAGGTAAGGCAATAGCTCATTTTGAAACGTATTTTAAAGAAAGTGTCTACCACCGAAATAAAAAGCTTGGACTGTTTTTATCAAATGCAACCACATCTGGTAAACGCTTGATTGAAGAAATGGAAACAGGAGACTAATAATAAACAGAAAGGAGAAACAAATATGGCACAGTTTAGAGCCGAATGCAAAGGTGGTGGTAAAGCTGTAAGTAGATTAGGACATAAGACAACAGGTATATCAAGTCATACATGTGGATGGGAATCTGGTATAAAAGTAGAAGGACATCATGATGAAGAACTAGGAGACATCTTCTTAGTATGGCAGACAAGTGGTTCTGGGTTTAAGAAGGCAAGCACATTACTTGGTAAGCTTGTTGGAGATAGCTTTACAGCAATGGAGAATACATAAATGGATATAATAGCTTATGTGATCTTTGCACTGATAATAATAAACATAGTAACAGAAATAAGGAAGGGATAAATATGACACAGTTTGAATATGATGGTGTAATGAAGAGGTACGAAGTAAAAGTACCACAAATAATAGCAGGTGAGACATCAATGCTAACCATTGCATATATATCTGAGGACAATAGAATAACACTACTCAGAGAAATGAAAGTAGAGTTTGTAAGAAATCTGCTTCTGCAGTGGGATGAGCATTCACATCAATTAGAAATGCAGGAAAAAAGACAAGCTGGAGAGTTTGATGATCTGTTTAGTGAGGAAGATAAAGAATATGCAAGGTGGGAATTAGAACACGATTTAGCAAAATCAATTGATGAAATAGAGTTTACTACGAGAACCTATGATTGCTTACAGCACGCAAACATTCTTAAAGTTGGTCAATTGGTTAAGAAGAAAGAAAGTGACCTGATAAAGCTTAGAAACTTTGGACGTAAATCACTTACTGAGGTAGAAGAAAAACTAATGGAGCTAGGTTTAACTTTAAAACAATAAACAGAAAGGAGACAAGTAATGGGATTTGATTTATCAGGACTTAATCCAAACTTAACACGACCACAACCAGAGATACCGCCATACCAGACAATGAACGATTGGTCTGACGAAGAAAAGAAGATGTATGCTGACTATGAAGAGTGGCAACAAGAGAACAGTGGTGTATACTTTAGAAATAATGTATGGTGGTGGAGACCACTGTGGCACTTTGTAGTTAAAGCATGTGAAAATATACTTACAGAAAAAGATATAGAGCAAGGTAGCTGGAATGATGGTCATAAGATAAGCAAGACTAAAGCAGGGAGAATAGCAAAAGAACTGTTTCGCTTAATTGAAACTGACCAAGTTAAAGCCTATGAATCAATGTATAAAAAGGAACTTGATTCACTTGAACAGTTAGATTGTGATCTATGTGAAGCTACTGGTAAGAGACAAGAGCCACCAAAGACTGGTGCTGGAGATATGGAGTGTAATAAATGTGATGGAACAGGCAAGGTGGATGATTGGGCAAAGTCATATCCATTCAGTGAAGATAATGTACGTGAGTTTGCAAACTTCTGTGCCAATAGTGGAGGGTTTAGAATATGCTGAATAGAGATGATGTATTTGAAGTGCTTGTAATAGCAGGTGGACTAGCAGGGAAGTTTATGGTATGGATGGGTATGCTTGGAGGCTGTATACTCGTATGGTACTTCGTATTTGCCTTCATCAAAGCAGGCATGTAAACAATAATATATAGGGGTGGGTTTATGCTGCCGTTGAGCAGCTGTAGGTTATTTCATCCTACGCCTTTCTGGCTCACCCCTATTTTTTAGGAGAACAATAACATGGAAATAGGTACGTGCCCCACACAACGTGAAATAAAAGACATGCTCAAATATGTAAATGGGAATTTATATTGGATAAAAGGGAGAAGAGATTTGATAAATAGTAAAGCAGGATGCTTTGATAAATTAAACCCTCATAAACCTCCAAGAGTTCAAATTAAGGGTAAGCTTTATTATTTAAACAGATTGATATGGGTTTATTTCAATGGGAGCATTTTAGATACTGAAGTGATTTGCTGTATTGATAAAAATCCCCATAATTGCGAAATAGAGAATCTTGCTAAAATTTCAGAGGAAGACTGGTATCACATCGCAAAAAACCCATTTCATAATATTTCACTGCATAAATTATTGAAAGGAGAACAATAACATGGAAGATAAACACTATAAAGTAATTGCATCAGCATTAAAAGATATGCTTGGTGACGAAGAACCAATGAGTAACTGTTGTGGTTTCCCATTTACACATCCAGGGTGGCCTGACAGTGATTTTTGTAGTAGCTGTGGAGAACATGCCGATATAGGAGGTGATAGTGATGAAGAATAGATACAGATGTTTTCTTAGGTCTACATCTAATGTAGATAGCAAGACTTCTCAAAAGCAGTTATCGTTACCACCTAAAATTTGGCAACGGATGGGCTGGAAATTAAATGAGAATTTAACACTTGACATAATAAAACATGGAATGGTTGGTAGTATAACTATAACAAAGGATGAAACAGATTATGATAATAAGTAGAGAAACAGCTAAGCAGTATATATATAAAACTAATGGAAAGATTTTCTCAGCGGTCTTTACAAAGAAGAACGGAGAAAAAAGAAGGATGGTATGCAGACAAGGTGTATCTAAATATGTCAAAGGGGTAGGCTTGAAGTTTAAGCCTGAAGAGAAAGACCTCATTGGAGTATTTGATATGCAAAAGAAAGCATACAGATTCATAAATACAAACACTCTTGAGCAAGTAAAGATCAAGGGTGCAACATACAAAGTAAAGGAGAGATAAATGGAGTTCAGAGAAGTATCCATATCACGAATAAAAGAAAGTAAGTATAATCCAAGGATTCGCACAGAAAGGAAGCATCCCAAGTATGTGCAATTAAAAACAAGTATTGCCAAGAATGGCTTAATCACCCCTGTAACATGTGGTGTTGGCAAGGAAAATATATTGCTTGTCGCAGGACATAGACGAGTAAATTGTTTTAAAGACCTTGGCCATAAGACAATACCTGCTTTTATAAATCCAAAAATAAATGACAGTAATTACGATGCAATGTTTGTTGCTGAAAACGTAGATAGCATGGAATTATCAGCAGCCCAAGAAACAGAGCGATGGTTAGTAGGTGCACCTGTCATATCTAAGGATGTTCTAACATCAATAAATAAAATGATGGAGATTGGGGGTGGACGTAAATGCATAGAAAGAATAGTGTCTGAAGGAAAATCTCCAAACACATATTTAATTGCAATTAACAAGTACACATCTTATACAAAGCAAAGAAAAAAGGATGTCTCTCAGAAAGTTCATAGGAGAGCACAGAAAGAATGTTTGTATTGGATGTTTAATGTTGGTACTGCATATGATATAAAAGTATCCATTGATACATTTATTGATGCCAATGTACTGCGTAATTGCATAGAAAACAGAAAGAAAATCGAAGCCCTATGGTCTCCAAGTGATAAGCTTCTGTAATCATGGAAGAAAAATCAACAATAGACTTGCTTGATATGTTTGCAGCACATGCCCTCCTTCGGGAGGGTGTGTCTGCTGAGGATGCTTACAGTATAGCACTTGATATGGTAAAGGTGAGACAAGATATATTAGATACTGTAGACA